AAGCAAAAGCTTATGACTGAACAAGCAACAAAAACACTAGATGAAAAAAAGAAAAACCCTTTTCAAAAATTCAAGGACGGATTAGATGACACCACGACTACACTGATAAAAATTGTTGTTCTTGGGTGGTCCGGTGCGATCTTGACTTTAAACTACGTTTCCATCCCCGGAATACCACAACAAAAAATAGATCCAACATTCATAGCTTCAGTATTTACAGGGGTTTTGGCTTCCTTTAATATTTCAACTACTTCTAAAAAAGGCGATGGAACTTATAAATTAGATGAAGGTAAAAGTAAAACAATAGGTGGATCAACTTATCAAACAATTAGAGTAGAAACACCAATTAAATTAGTTCCTCAAGAACCAAAAATTGATAAAGTAACTGGCAAAGAAATTAATTTACAGACAGGCCGTCTTGAACAATCATGAAACGACTACTAATCCCTTTTCTCTTTCTGGCTGCTAGTCCTTGTTATGCAAACTATAAGCACGAACTAAAAACAGTTGTTAGTGGACAACTAGACAACGCCTATACACACAGTAAGAGAATTGGAAGTACCTATTCCTTTTCTTCTGATGGCCTGACCATTTCGGCCCTTGGGGGCTTAACAGCTCCAGCCAGTTCAGATGGAGCTTTAACAGGGGTTGCTAGTACCCTTGGCACAAACACTTTTTCGCATAGTGGTACAGGCAGTGCATCCCTAACAGAATCGTATATCCAAGGCGATACTGTCCCAAGTCAAACAGGGGTTGCTGTTTCAAGTACCACTGGAGCAACAGCTACCTTGTTAACTCTTGGCGATGTTGTAACCGTAGCTGGAGGCCATAAATCTGGGATGGCTGTTGGCCTTAGTCAAGCTGGAGCAATAAGTTTGACCCCAGGAGGGTCAGGTTCTACAGTTTCGGCTTCAATCTCAAGTATTACCGAAGTTAATTGATATGTATGAAATATTTATTATTTTTCTTTCTCTTAAATGTAATTAATACAGTCAAAACCCTGGCTGTGCCAGTCATTCCTAATTTCGGATCCGGACAATCTCAAAGCACCACCGAGGTCAAATCTCGCACCGTGGAACGGATTGAGAGTTTTCATTTTAATACAGGCTATACTTTTAATCAGTCAGGCAACAATATAAAAGTTATTGGAAGCACATTAACTCCAGAAACAATTAATACTCAGACGCAAACAGTAAATGGAATATCATCAACTTGGAAGTCAATTGATTTAAATACTAAGCCACAATATGAACAAGTCGTTGCAGGAGCTGGAACACAATATAATGAAAGCTTAATGGGGCCAGGCTTAGCAGAACATGTAATTATTGACCGCACTGTGGATGTAGAAAGTATTACAAATACAACAAGTATCTTTACCCAGTGAAAAGAATATTATCTATTTTAGTTCTTACTTTGTCTGGACAATTGCCAGCATTAAGCGAAGGCGTTTCAATGCAAAATAATCCAATAAGTAATAGCTCAGGTGGAGTAAATGTGACCGCAGTGCAGAATGTTCCTTCTCGTCAATTTACAAATGTTTATAGTTTAAATCAGCTACAATGTCAGTCTGACACATTCGTTATACAGCCATTTATTACATCTAATATGAGTTTTCAAAGGCCTCAGAGGGACGTAAGACTTGATCCAATATACGACGACAGGGATTTAACAGGTTTAATAACTACAGACGATAATGGGAACCAAGTTGACGGGCCTGATGGATTACCAGATAATCCGGGTAAAGTTGTTGGTTATAAATCAGTGCAATTAAACCCTCAAGATTCTTTTGCAGTGTCGCCGGGAATTAGTTTGAGCTTCAATATTAATATGGATAGAAAGGCAGTTCGTAAGTGTAGACAAGGAGCAGCAAAAATTGTTGAATTATTAGATTTACAGGTAGCAGATAAAAGACTTTCGCTAGAGGTTGGGCGGCTTTCAAAATGCGGGGAATTATTAACAAAGGGTATAAGATTTAAAGAAACCAGCTCATTCGCTAAATTATGTGATGACGTAGAAGTAGTTAAATTTATTCCTAAAAATACCCTTCCTGATCATCAACACTCTATTTCTTCAGAAGTGACCGCCATAACAAATTAACTTTATTTCTCTCCCGTTGCGCTCTTATCTTTTCCCCTCTTGATAACGGCTTATCTTTTTTACCTAGTTTCTTTTTAACTGCTTTAATTATTTTTTTCTGTAGGGGTTTAGTTCTTTTTTTTATTAGCTCAGTTAGAGGGGCCGCCATTAATGCAGATGTTGCGCCAAATAAAGCCGTGACCATTACCCCAGAAACTAAAGCAGGGGGCGGGGTGAAATGATCAAAAGTCTCAATAATTTTTATCGGCTCATATACGGCAACACATTCGCCTGAAATAGCGTCGATCTTATAAGCCGTAATTTTTCCCCTCCCATATTTACCAATGCTATTTATTGGCGCGGCTCCATTCGGGGGACAGTCTGGAGGGGGCGGGGTATAGCCTACAAAGTTTGTTGTTTGTTTATTAGTTGTACTTTGTTGTTTACTTTCTTCCGGCTCCCGTGGCGTTACTGATAAAGGTTTTGTTTTTACTACTTCTAATTTTTTGTAATAGTCCAGAGGATAAAAAACGGGTTGCGAATAATCGCACAAAATCATTACTCCGTCGGGGTCATTATCAAAGTGTCCTGCACCTCCTGTTTCGTCGTCTCTTGTCTCAACACACCCCGGCATATCTATAACAAGGGGATCTAAAACAAAAGGTAATTGAGTACTAACTGATGGGGGTAATATTAACGGCGGCTCTAAAACTATTGGATCGGCAATTCTAGGCTCTGCAATTCTAGGTTCAATAATTCGCGGTTCTTTAATATCCACTAACAGTCAACAAAATCACCGCCTATGTTTTTCCCAATCTGACTAGCTTTTTTAGTCGCTATTGAATTAGCCAACCAACCCACTACAGGCAAACCAGAAAGGAAACCAGACGCAGGAGTAGAGGTAATTAAAGCGCCGCCAACTATCTCTCCTTGTGATTCTGCGCTGCCTTTATTCTTGATGCACTGCAAATAAGCAGATGTTAATTTTGCGTTATCTACAGGGTGATGGGCTATATATTCTTTTCTTGTGTAGTCAGTCTTTCCGTTCCATTTTGATTTTTCGCTACTAAATAAAACTGTCTTAGGTTGGTGCATATTATGAGTAATTGTTAAATCTAATTTTTCCCCGTCTTTGGTATATCGCATTTGTGATGCGCTGTTTTCTGTCGTAGCTAATCGGGCTAAATCAGGGATGCCATTATTAGCCTTAGATAACAAGGATAACGAAAAGAAATTAGACCCTATTAAGCCAAGACCTAACAAGCCAGGTAAAATAATATCTTTCATTACTTAAATGGCAATGCTGGACCCGTTGCACTTGGTAGTTTTATTTGTTGTTTTATTTGATGTTGGATAACGTCGATCATCTGATCTTGCAAACTAGCCATCATTTGATTCATAAATTCGACACGCTTTACATATAAATAACCACCACCCAACATCATGGTTAAAGACATAGCGAAAGATGCAACGCTAATGCCATCTAAAATTTTCCTTACCATTAAAAACGTAAGCCTTGCAGTTATACCTTAATAGACCTACTTAGGCTTAGCAACCTAAGACCATGGTAATCCCTTTGTCATGGTTCCTGCTTTTTGTTTTGAAATTTGATTGTTTACGTCTGTTTCTATGGCCGTTACTTCAGAAGCTCCTAAAACATTTTTTAACCATGTTACGCAAGTATCTTCTGTTAGATCTTCAAATGTAGTAAATGAATCACTACTTGCACTTTCTAAAGTAACAACACCTATTCTGTAGGCTTGACATTTTTTTCTTTCTACAGGGTCCGATTCTGAAACTACATATTCAATTTTTTTACAAACATTAGAAAGACTTCCTTCTGTTGGGATCTTATTAATTTGTGCTATTTGCCATTGTAAAGCCATGATTCAAGAAGTAGATATAAACATTTTATTCATCTGCAACTCTAGTGGAGGGATAAGATCTTTCATTACCGGGCCACATAATACGCACACCCCCGTCACCTGCTGTACCTCCTGTTTGCGCACCGCTACCAGAATGAGCACCGCCACCATATAAACCACCTGCTGAAGTTGTACCATTGCCACCACCTGAACCACCACCGCCGGGGCTGGAGTCTCCCCCTGTAGATGTGTTTCTTGCACCACCTGAGCCATTTGAACCTTGACCTAACAACCCAACACCGCCGCCTGATCCTCCCTCTCCTCCTGTAGCACCACCGCCACCACCGCCGCCACCGCCTGAGCCGTCTGATCCATCTGTATTATTTGAACCCGGAAAACCTGCGTCGCCGCCGTCGCCGCCATCCGATGAATACCCACCTGCGCCCCCACCACCGGGGTTCCCAAAATGATTGTGGTTTGATACTCCTGAGCTGCCCCCATTACCTCCACCGTCGCCTACATAGTCACCCGCAGAGTTTGCACCGTTCCAAGATCGCGAGCCTCCTCCTCCTTTAACAGTTGTTGCATTATTAAACCAAGAATCTCTATTTGAGAGAGTGGCATTTGAAGAATCACCAACTTGAATATTTATTGTTGCTCCTGGTGTCGTGCTGTAATTATTTATATACCCAAGCCCGCCCCCTCCAGACGCATAAAATCCAGATCCACCAGAGGCATCTTGGCCAGCTCCAACACATACAACACTTACAGAAGTCACACCAGCGGGAACAGTCCACGTTGCACTGCCAACAGTAGAGAATACTTCTTGTCCGGGTGGTGTTGTACCTAAAGGAACACCTAAAAACATTTGTTGTATAGGCATTATTCTAATCCTGCTCCTGAGCCGTAATAAACATTACTTGCTGTACATATAAATGTTGCAACACCTCTTCCTTTTAATGTTAATGAACTTTTAGTACTTGTATCACCAGCTAAATACATCGTACAACCAGTGTTTGTAACAGTCTGATCAGAGCCACTATTATTAATCAACGTTATTGCCTGACCTGCTGTAAAACCTGTACTAGTGTTTATTATCCAGCCACCTGTACTGTTGATTGAATGTTTACCTGAGTCAGCAGCAACAATTGTATGTTGAGCAGATTTAATGGTTTGAACAATAGTCCTCAGCTCACCTTTGCTGTCTGATACCGATCCAGTTGCTATAAAGTTACCTGAACCATCAAGTGTTGCTCTTTCGGTTAATGCAGTATTACCGTCTACTTCTGAACTAATCCTAAATCTCAACTTATCAGTATCACAACATATCTCACCATCTAGTGCTGGCCCACCGCTTATATCAAGAAATCTAATAGCTGGTCTATATGCCGATATAACTAACTCAGGAGTGTCATTAGCTGCTGAATCATCATCGATTTTTACATCACCTGTAAAAGTTGCCCCTGATAAATTCGCTTTTAGTGCATCTGCTGTATCAACATATGCTTTGACTGACTGCTGAGAAGGCGGCTTAGTTGCGCTATTGGTTGAAAAATTATCTTCATCAAGTAAGTCGGTTGAAATTGAATAATTATTTGCACTGGCAGCAATGCCATCTAACTTATTTTTTAAAGTCGTTGTGAAATTATTATCAGTTTGAGAAGCAACTACAAAATCAATCGTTCCATCCGCGTCTTGATAAGTAACAGTAATGCCAGTTTCGGTGTTGCCCGTTAACATTCCACCGACAAAATCTTGAACCTGTTCTTCTGTTAATTGTGTTGGAATTGTTGGCTTATTTAAAATCTGAGCATCACCACTAGAAGCATTCCAATCTGATTGAACATTAACTTCAGCTCCTGTTTCGATACCGTTTAACTTTGTATGGTCCGCATCTGTGAAAGTATTTGAATCAGAAGCCGCCTCTATTGCAGCCGCTAATTGATCAGCAGTTATGGCCCCAGTATTTCCATTAACAGAAAGGACTGCATCTGTAGGCGTAGCAAGCAGGGTAAAATCTGCCATACTGCCAGCCGTTCCACTATTGCGAACGTAAGATTTATTTTCATCTGACCGAACTACTACATCACCCTCTTGCGTTGTTAACGCTAAATGAGCCGTTTGATTAGCAGCCGTGAAAACCTGACTTAAAGCAACCGCGCTAGCTGTTATTACGTTTGACGCACTAATTGAAACGCCTGTTCCTGCTGTATAACCTCCAGACCCGGGGGCATACGCCAGCGAAGCCCACGCCGTTGAACCATCCCCAATCTTATATTTTTTAGTGTTTGACTCCCAACCTACTTCGCCAGCCAATAACGTAGGATTTGCAGTAGTCCAATTGCTGCTACTGTCAATTCGTTGTTGAATTTGTACCTTTACTGTTGTGCTCATACTCCTCTAGCGTTGCCTCCTTTTAACAAATATTCTAGGTCGGAACTACTGTGTCCTGCCGCGTCCTTACAAAATAAATAAAACGGCGATGTCCCATTAGCAAAAAAGGAATCATCCACTGTTTCAGCCGTTGTATTAGCACCCCCTCCGCTACTTAAATTGTAGGTAAGGTCAACCCCTGTTAATACGACTAAATTAATTTCTATATCATGAAACACGCCTCTTTGTGTTTCCGCTGGTGTATCAACGTACCTATAAAAACTTGTACTCTGTGTAATATTTGCCCCGCCAAATACTGAAGTAGGAATTTTAAACTTGCTATGTGTTCCTGCTGCGTCTAAATAGTGCTGTCTAAATAATCCGACTTCTGTTTGTGTTAAATCTACATATCTAAAAGTTATTGCATGACCTGTTAAAACATTGCTTCTTCTAAATCTAATAGGTCCACTTGATAACGTACCTGATTCACTAACATTTAAACCGCCAATGTTATAGCTAATTGAATTTGGTTTTCTATCGTCTGGGTAATCGTTCATTTTCTAAATTGTATAAGGTGGCAATAATTCAAGACTTACCGTCATATTAATAACGCCGTTTACTTCTTCCATTGTTGGACTTCCAGAATATCGCCACTTATAACCAGTAGGGAAAGTTAAGTTCGTTGCCGCTAAAGTTTCGGTTGCTAAATCGAAGGGCTCAAAGTTTCCATGAAATGCAAAGTGACTTACTAAGCTTTGTTGTTGCGCCCTAGTAACAGCAACAAACGACATTCTTAAACTATGACCATAAGAAACGCTTGAATGTCTGACCGCTGTTTGTTCCCCTGATAAATGACCAAGATTACTAGAGGCAACAGAACCCGGAACATAAATTCTCGAACTAGGAGTGATTGAAGGGAAATCAGAAGCCATAATTAATTAAAGCCATCATTAGCACTAGAGCGCCCGCCCCAAGTGGCCGCGACATTTTTAGTAGTCCCAGTATCATTGCTAAATTCCCATTTACCTTCAATTGCCCAATAAGAACCCGGACCTACACAACCGAAACTAATTGATGGTTGCTGTGCGTATCCACACCCCGCCCCTTGCCCGTCAACTCCAAGGCCTCCAACCGAAAGAGTACCACCACCACAACCGCTTGCTTGTAAAACTTTTACGTTAGCTCTCCATTCAACAGGACCATGGACAGGATAGATAAACGTACCATTATCATCTGGACCTTGAGCTGTCGTGCCTAACGCGCACCCATAACCACCGCCTATGGTTAGGTAATTATTAAATGTATACCAATTACTTGAAACATTGGTAACTGTTGTTGTTGTTGTTGCTAGAGCAGGGTCACAAAAAGAGCCATTCCATACACAATCTTGCGCCGAATGTATGGTCTTTGTTCCCGTCCATCTTGCAAAAGTAAAATCTGTTACGTCAGGTTCAATAGCTTGCGTTTCGCCTATTGGGTGAGGTGTTCCGAATCCATCAGATGAACCGGGATCAGGACAAGACCACTCAGCACCTATAATGTGGTCAATATCATCAGCGGTTAATTCATAACTACCCGTACCAGTATCAGAGGAAACACAGTTAATAATTGTTTTAACGTTATCAGGAACAAATTCACCAACGGCGGGTCCATCTTTCGGCCTTCTATAGAAGCAAACCCGACCTCCCGCACAAGAACCACCTGTTGCAGTGATTGTATCGCCTACGGCTAGAGGGTCGCTATCAGTTCTATCATCGTTTATGCCCGTTGCTATATCACTATCAAAAGGATCATTGGGATTTCCTAGTTCATCCTCAAAAGCCCAATCCTCATCAAAATCAGGTAAATCAAAATCTGTACCACCAAGAGAAGGCCAAGTAATACCATCATCAGCAATATTTCCTGTTCCAGTGTTTGAGTGACAAGTTAAATCTGTACGTCCAGTTGGAATTGATGTCCCTATTGCTGTTGCAGCTACAACGGCCCGAGCAATAATAGACCTCTTGGAACTATCGACAGGGAAATGAATAAGGTCTAATTGAATTATTCCGGTTGTTGCTTTTTCTATCCTTTCAACTTCATATAAATAATCGTGATAATCAACAGTTCCCGCGTTAGTTTCCCTTCTTAGTTTGACTCTGACAATATCGCCTAATGCAAGGGTGCTATTAAATGTAGAGGGTCTAACTGAAATTCTTACTGTATGGGTTATATAACGACGCTTTGCGATTTGGTAAGCACCGTATTTAATAGCGTGAGATTCTGAGCAACACCATCTAGACAAATCATATTGAATAATAACCGGATCAGTAACACCCGTTTGCTTAACTTCTGATGTTCTAATAATGCCTATATCATTATCAGGCTGTTGCCTCCACATCACTAAAGCTTTTGCGTCTTGTCTTTCAGTAATCGGGATATATTCAATTTCAAAACTACCGTCTAATATATGGTCTTCAGAAAATCCAAAAACCGGACTAATAGCCCCAGTTGAATTAATAGTATGGTCAGCATTAAGAGGAAGCCGAGGCTTAAAGCATTTTTTCCCATCTTTTTCAGAGAAACGCAATAAGAACTGATTACCTGTTTTAATTAGCCAATCCTCTAAGTTCTCACTGGTATTAAAAACCCCATTACATAAAAAATTATTCGTATTTAAGAAGTTGGCCGCCGCCGTCATAGATGTTGTATCAATTAGATCATCAGGCAGCCTGTTCGATTCTTTGATTAAATAAATAGCTAAATCAATAAAATTATTACTACTGCCTAATTGACTATCTAAAATTCTTGTGACTTTTAAACCATTTTCTACATAGACATAACATTGACGGTCCCACGTGGTATCTCCATCGGCTGCTGTATTTGTAAAAGAAAGGACAGTTAAATCAGTAAAGACTGCATCAGTTCCGCAATACGTAGGGATATTTTCCCACGGGGTTTTATTTGCAACTGCTGTAATGTTTATCGCTGGTGTCCAGTTACTAGCTCTTTCTCCATAGGCTCTTTTCCATGTTCCTTTTCTACATGCTCTTTGATATAGCTGATTTTCTTTTATATCGCCTATTTGCCCTTGACTAAGAATTAGTTGAAAATTAACGGTTAATTCATTTGTAGTTGAATCATTTACAAACCTGCCAGAACTAGCACCCGGCGCAACAAATACCCCTCCTATGTCAGAAGATCCAACGGTTACACGACGAGCGAAAACGATAGGGACAGGTTCACCGATATTTATAGATCTTTGTCTTACATCTAATTTAGTATTTCCCTGCGCTTCTTCTTCTTTTAACTCATCCCCTGCTAAGCCTGATTGATGAGGCAACAAGTCAAGGGGAGCTGGCACCTTTATATGCTTAAAAAGATTTATAGGAGCTAGATTAAGCTTCATAGTCTTATGGGGTTTCCTATTAAGTCAGTAGTAAATTTACGCGGCGGGGCTGATGCTCCCACAGGTGACAAACTAGAACCAATATCTACATTTAATGTTGTGAAATCTCCCCCTATACTTACAATCACTCCTAAGAAATTAACGATTAAAGATTGACCTGATTGAGGCGCAACATTAGATAATCTAGAATCAAATTCATAAACTTTTAATTCGACTAAGTATTCATTATTTAAAGCTTCCGTTAATGAATTAATCGCCGTTGTCGTAGCTGGACAAGTCAAAGAAACTGTATTACCTCCGCTTGCACTTGATGACATTAACCCGTCAGCAGTAAACGGGAAATAAACCCAACTTTTAGAGCTGAGACTAATTGTTGAATTGACATAATAAGACTGCCAAAGTTGCTTGTCGGTTCCCCCCGTGTAAATCCTTAAATACTGCGCCTGTCCTCTATTACTCATTAGCTAATCCCCTGAAAACGACGTCCGCCCGCTGTCCTTGAATTACTAAAGACAGTTGAGGTGTAAGCAGACAAAGCCGCCTCTAAATCTTCTACGGTGACATATTGCTGCCCGTTGCTCATTTGCATAACTGGACCTGTTTTTATATTCACGTTAGGGCTAGACATCGAGCCGCCTGTTGACGCTGGTATCGCCGCCTGACCCCTGAGACCTGATTGATAATTACTGATGAAGCCTGAAATTTTATTGGAGGGCACTACATACTCACTTCCAGATTCTCCGATTACAGCCATTTTGGGCTTACTTACATAACCGCCCTTCGCATAACCTGAAACAGTTACGGTTTCACCTCCTGAATTAGCATTTTGTTCTTCTTGTGCGCCAAACAAAGCGTTTTTAATTCGCTCGATTTGACGTAACCCCCAATTAACAAACCTTTTGATCTGACCATATAAACCAAATGTTACTAAATTAAATTGAGCCTCTATTGCATGCCAAATCCCCCATAAATTCCCTTTTGTTATCTTTCCAATTGCATCCACTGTCTCGTTCCACCAATCAACTAATCTATTCCAAACAAATTGTAAACTCGCACAAACAGCAACAACAGCTCCAATTGCAAGACCAAATTTAACGGCAAAGGCTGCGGCTACAGGACCTAAAATAATTAAACCACCTTTTACAGCCGCAAGTATTGGTATCGCTGCTGTGATGCCAACAAATGCAGCGCCTAAACCTAATATTATTTTTGTTAAGAAAGGAGTTTCCGTAAGCAGGCTAGTAAACCCTTTAATAAGAGGAGTTAAAGCCTTTGCTAATTCACCTATTGCAGTTGCCGCGTCCTCTCCTAAAGCAATTGAAAAAGCAGTCATAGAGTTCTGCGCTAATTGAACCTTAGAAGCTGTTGTATCCATTTGTTTTAAAAATTCTTCTAATGTCGAGCCCGCAAAATCACTATCTTTCGCAACTAAACCCATCACCTCATGAAAACGATCCATGTTTCCTATTAATTGAATCATTCCTCTTGAAGCTTGCTCACCCATCAAATCACTAATAACGCTTATTGCTTCCGCTTTTGGTAGTTGAGAAATTCGAGTAAAAATATCTTCAATTGTTGCCATTGCATCAACTTGCAAATTTTGCGCTAATTGTTCTGAGGCAACTGTTGCCATCGCTGCAGCTTGTTCTCTGATTTGTTCTTGTTGTCTTGCTCTAAATTCTTTCTCTTTTTCTTCTAAAGCTTGCATTCTTCTTTCTTGTGCGTCTAGTTCTAATTCTTCTCTATCGGCCAAGTTTCTAGAAATTGTTTTTAATTTGTCCTCTTCTTGCCTCATTAACATTTTCAACTCAGTATTTAATCCCTCTCTAATAGCTTGTATTTCTAACTCAATAGCTTCTTTGTTAACATCATCGGCGGTTAATAATCTTTCTCTTAATTCTTTAATTCTTATATTTGCTTGTTTTTCTAATCCTTTCCTAATCTCTTCTGTTTCATCATTCATGTTACGTCTAATATCTGTCAGTTGATCATCATATCGTCGTCTTATTTGCTTGATAACTTCATCAGTTTCATTTCTTGCAATATCCATTCTTCTTTTACTTTGTTTCTCTACTTCTCTAGTTAATTCACTTTCATTAAATGTAGCGTCGATTTGAGCAAAACCTAATTTTCTTAAAGCTGTAACTTGTGCATCTGTCGCGCTAGATCCTTTAGATAAAGCACTAACTAAACTTCTTAATGCAGTAGCTGCAACTCTACTTTCAACACCTGTTTCAATCATTGCCGCACCTAAAGCCGCTGTCTCCTTTGCTGCTAATCCCGCCGCTTTACCTGAACCTGCGGCCCTTTTCATAAACTCAACTAAATCCGCTGAACTTGCCGCCGTTCTATTCCCTAACTCATTCATAGCATCAAACAATAAAGCGACTTCTGGCTGCGTTAACCCTAAAGCTGCCCTCATGTTTGCCATTGCCTGCCCCGCTTCGTCTGCTGTAATGTCAAACGCTGTAGCAACACGACCAACATCTAAGGCAAACGCTCTCATCTCATCTCTTGCTACTCCAGATTGTCCCGCCGCTTGATAAATATCTGCAATACCATTAACAGCAATAGGCAACTCTGAACCTAAATCTAATATTTCTTTTTTTAAGTCTTTAATACCTTTAGTGTCCATATCCTCCATTACTTTTAAAACGCCTGCCATCTTGTCCTCAAAATCAATTGCCGCCTTTGCACTAAGAGCAATACCAGTTGCAACCGCCGTTGCAGCGACCGCCATTCCTTGAAAAGCTTTCGAGCTAATAACAGACTTAAAACCTTTTGCCGCTCCTTGTGCCGCCTTCTCTACGCCTACGAATGCCTTTTCTAATTTCTTTACATCTCCAACACCTTTAACCTTTGCAACTAAACGAAGAGCACTTTCAATATTTAAAGCCATTAGTTTGCCCTCCTGTTTTGCATTTCTGCTTTTTGGTTAGCTTTCTT